ATTAGACCAAACCCATCCCAGATTTGAGGAATTAGGAGCGTATGCTGCTATTGGTACTATTGAATTTGCTGATATTACAATCCCAACAGAAAAAGCAAATAAAGGGGATGTTAAAGTAGCTCGTCCTTTATTTATTAACGAGAAACATTTTCCTGTACCTAATGAGATTGTTTATTTGGTTAAAGGATTACCTACAACTTCCACCCAAGAGGACGTAGATAATACAATCTTATATTATATTACAGTAGTAAACATTTGGAACCATCCCCACCATAATGCTTTACCTGCTCCTCAAGATTCAAGAGCATCCTCTGATAGAAAATCTTATAATCAAGCCGAAGCAGGCTCGTTTAATATTGTAAATGAGAGTGGGGAGGCTGATTTTTTCTCTGGGAATTTTAGGGGTCAGTTTGTAGAGCGTGAAAATATTCACCCTTTACAACCATTTATCGGAGATGTAATTAAAGAAGGTAGATGGGGTAATTCAATTAGATTAGGTTCTACTGTAAAAGGAGCATCTAATAGTTGGTCTTCTACAGGACAAGATGGAGATCCTATAACTATTTTTAGGAATGGTCAAAACGTGGATGCAGATGATAGAGGATTTATTCCTATCCCTGAAGATGTTAATAAAGACCAATCTTCTATTTACCTTACTTCTACCCAAAAATTACCATTAGAAACAAATTCGGAGTTTGGTTCGTATAAGGATTCAAATTCAAGTGATACTCCCGAAAAACAAGATCAATATTCAAACTCTCAAGTTATACTAAATTCAGGTCGATTAGTATTCAATGCTAAAAACGATCATATACTTTTATCAGCAGATAAATCAGTTAATATAAATGCCGCAGGATCTATTAATTTAGATTCAAATAAAAATATTATTTTAAATTCTAAGGGGGTGCAATTAGGGGTTGATGCTGAAGAACCTTTAGTGTTAGGAAATGAATTAACAGATTTTTTAAATGAATTTATAGATGATTTACTTGAATTTACAAACACAGGTATAACCCCCGCTGTAGGAATAGCCCCAGGAACTCCTATAGCTAGTTTAAGTGCTACAGGTCCCATTTTAGCTTCTAAATTAAGAATTAAAAAAACCCAATTAAAAACTTTATTATCCAAAGAAAATAAAACGTTATAAAAACTAATTAACCAAATATTTATAAACATGCGAGTATCACAATTAAAAACACTTATTAAAGAAACTGTAAGAGAAGTATTTCAAGAGGAAATTAAAGGTTTACTAATGGAAGCCTTAACCTCTAAAACTTTACCATCTACTTCACACCCAATACAAGAAGCTGTTTCTCCTACACCACCTCCACCACCACCCTCTCCCCAAATGAGAGATTCATTTAGACAACAATACTCCCAAATGATGAATGGAGAAATGAATTTCAACACTCAAAATACACAAGTCCAACCAGCATACCGACCAGTATCCCCACAAATGACAATGGGAGAGAATGCATCATTACCTCCGGGTGAGGTCAATTTAGATCAAATTGCGGGTATAATGACTCCTAAGAAATAATGGCATTTAACGCTAAAAAAATATTCCCCATTGATACTCAACCCAGGCAAGCTATTGGGGTAGATTTACCTTTTAGTGCTCCTGCGGTATTTAGGAGTACTTTTTTAACTAAAGATGCAATTAGAAATAACCTTATTAACTTTTTCCTTACAAACCCCGGAGAAAGATACTTAAACCCAACATTTGGTGGTGGTATTAGAGCTTTTATTTTTGAACAAATTGCAAACGATAATTTAGATTTTTTAAAAGAAGATATTTCTTCTAAGATAAGTCAATTTTTCCCAAGTGTAAGAGTAGGTTCTCTTGAAGTTTTGTCTAACCCCGATCGAAATGAAATTACTGTTAAATTTACATATGATGTAATTGATACAGGTATTACAGATGAAGTCGAAATAGCATTTACTTAAAATGGCAGAATTAAAAAGAGATATAAAATATTTAAACAGGGATTTTAACTCCTTCAGAAATTCCCTAGTTAATTTTTCTAAAACATACTTCCCTAATACATTTAATGATTTTTCACCTTCCTCCCCAGGAATGGTATTTATGGAGATGGCTTCTTATGTGGGTGATGTAATGTCATTTTATTTAGATAATCAAATTCAAGAAAATTTTGTTCAATTAGCTAAACAATCAAATAATTTATTTGAGTTAGCTTACATGTTTGGTTATAAACCCAAAGTAACTGGGGTTGCTACTGCGGATATTGATTTTTTTCAAACGGTCCCTTCAGTTAATGGAGAACCTGATTACACTTATACTTTAAGTATAGCAGAAAATGCGCAAATATCTTCAGTCTCAAATAATAATATTAAATTTTTAGTTGAAGATCCAATTGATTTTTCAGTTTCATCTTCCCAAGATCCTACTGAAGTTACAGTTTATAGACAAACCGGAAACATTCCTTCTCAATATTTGTTAAAGAAAACTCGTAAGGCAATTTCTGCAACAATTAACACAACTACTTTCTCAGTTGGAAATCCAACTCAATTTTTAACTTTAGATATTAATGATAGTAATATTATAGGAATCCTAGATATTACAGATTCAGATGGAAACAAATATTCTGAGGTAGATACATTAGGGCAAGATGTTGTATTTGATTCAATTAAAAACACTAATACAAATGATCCTAATACTTTTAATAATAACGATACCCCATTTTTACTTAAAGTAAAACAAGTTCCTAGAAGATTTATAGCTAGAGTAATATCTCCTACCCAAACTCAAATTCAATTTGGTGCTGGTACAGCAACTGATAATGAAGAAGATATTACTCCTAATCCTGATAATGTAGGGTTGGGTTTACCATTTGAGCAAAATAAACTTACTACAGCATATTCACCTACAAACTTTTTATTTACAAATACCTATGGTATCGCTCCTTCAAATACTACCTTAACAGTAAGGTATTTGACAGGAGGAGGGGTTGTATCTAATGTGTCTTCAAATGATTTAACAACTTTATCTTCTACATCTACTTTAAATAATACTGGGTTAGATAGTACATTAGCGAGTGAAACCGTAACTTCTTTAGCTGTAACTAACCCTAAAGCAGCTAAGGGTGGTCAAGACGGAGATTCATTAGAAGAACTAAGACAAAATATCATTTCCACCCAGGGTTCACAATTACGTAGTGTAACAACTGATGATTATCTGATTAGAGCATTATCATTACCTTCTAGATTTGGGGTAATTTCTAAAGCGTTTATAGAAAAAACTAAATTGCAAAACACCACCCCCGGTGAAACCCCTTCGACACTCGATTTATACGTTTTATCTTACGATATAAACAAGAATTTATCGTCACCCTCATCAACACTAAAGCAAAATTTATCAAACTATCTTTCTCAATATAGAGTAATAGGAGATACTATAAATATTAAAGATGCTTTTGTAATTAATATTGGAGTTGATTTTGAAGTCACAGTTCGTCCTAATTTTAATTCAAACGAGGTATTAAGAAATTGTATTAATGGTTTAATATCTTACTTTAATATAGATGATTGGCAAATTAATCAACCCATCCTTTTAAAAGATATAGAACTTTTATTAGATAGAATAGAGGGTGTTCAAACTGTTAAAAAAGTAGAAATTACAAATAAAGCAGGAGTTTCATTAGGGTATTCACAATACTCATATGATGTTGAACAGGCCACACGAGATCGAGTAATTTATCCATCATTGGATCCTATGATATTTGAAGTAAAGACCCCTTCAACTGATATTAAAGGTAGAGTAGTAACATTCTAAATGGAAAATATTAATTTAAATAAAAAAGTTTATAATAAGGATCAATATGAAAAAGTTATTGATACCTCTTTTACCCAACTAAATGTACCTGAACCCCAAGAGGAACAACCTCTTCGTACTAATGAAGAAATAGAAGGATTAATCAATGAAATAGAAATCCTTAGAAACCAATTAAGCTCCTCAATTAACCCAGAGACATTATCATAAGATGGCATTAGTAACTAACATAGAACCTATAGATCCTACAACTTTTGAGTTTCAAGAGTACAACAATAGTGATGCTAGCTTAATTGATGAGAAATCAGTTGAAACCTCTTTTATTCAAAATAAAGACTATATTGAATATCATGTATATGATTTATCTAATCAATTAATATTTTCTGAGGTTGGATTTAATTCATTTAGAAACTTTAGATTACTAAATAACAATTTAGTATTAGATCCACTACAAGATATTCAAAATTTAGCATTAGATGGTACTTATAATGCTGTTTATAACTTTTTAAATCCATTATTGGGATCTAACTCTGATACAAGATATTACATATCTGAGATCTCTTCTGATAGAACAGAAATTAGATTAGACACTACTCAAATTTCATTAACTGAAACTAATCAAGGTCCTGCTGGGGAAGATGAGGTTGGAGCTGCTATTGGTGGGGCTATTAATGAAGTAACA